GTCATTTTATTCTCCTTTGGTTAGTATCCCTGAACTAAACAATCTACTGTTCCGCCCACGTCCGCATTACTATTATCAAGAACCTTTACTCCTGTAATCTTTGTTAAATCTTTACTCGCGTAAACCGCGCGCCTTGCTGAACCCTGCGCTATAATAAATACCCTGACCAGAGTAAGAAAAGTTTTTGTAAAATTTATATCAGTTCCTCCGGCGCTAATAGCAATCTCATTACCACCGTCAAATATAAGTCGCACTGTTACACTTGCCTTAAACGCCATTATTCTTACGGTCTTAGTGGTATCAAGATTAGTAACTAATATTTTCATTTGAAAATATCTGCAAGCATAAACTCCGGAAGCAAATATACCCCAAGCCCCCCAAGTTACATTGTCATCAGAAAGACGTATATAAACCGCGGAAGAATATTGATCGCCTATTAAGTTTGCATTAGCGGTGATCCTTGCGTTCATTTTAAAAGTCAAATCAATAACCTCTGAAATGAATATACCTTCGCTGGCATAATAACCACCTAAGTCGCGCAACTGCAAAAACTCTGTCGGATTAGTTAATTGTTGTTCTACCAAATTCCCTAAACTATCCGCAATAAAATTGCTCGCGCTATCTATTACCTGCTCGGAACTTAATACGTCAGTAATTTCAAAACCCACAATGCCATTCTTTATAATTTCATTATCTCCACTATCTACAACTTGAGCGCCACTACTATCAACTACCGGCTCTGTGCCGGCTGATGCCTCAAACGTGCCATCAACCCAATCGTCAAGAGAAAAGTTTCCTATATCCTCAATAGTATTGGCTTGTGATATTGTTATGGTAGAGGAAGCAGCATTTAAAGAATAATTACGTGTAGTATCTATTGCCTTAATATGGTATTCTTTCACGCCATAGGCAAATAACGGCATCCGCCAAGTAGTTTGCTGTATATCAGTTTCTACTACTGTACCGGTTTCCCACGTATCGCCTTCGCGTATTTCATAACCGAATAAATCTATGTCGGTATTTTTAGCCCAGCTGAATACCTCATCATCCCCATCCTGCTGAACGCTAAATCCTGTAACATCACTGGGCGGTGCGGTCTTTCCTACCACTGTAATAACTTCATAAGGGCTGTCAGATATTGCGTTATCACATTTTTCATTAGCACTAACAACCGCTATTCTGTAAGTAGCTAAATCATTTATCCCCCCCTGTATAGCAAAATGAACATCCCCCACTTCGCCTTTATACGCCCAACTTAAACCTGCATTATCACTTATATAAATCTTTGCTTTAGTATAATTTTTTAGGTGATAACTTGAACCGCTTGGCTTATTAAACCAAACATCAATACAGTTTTCTATCGTACCATCACCTAATTTTACCAATCTTTCCGTAAGAATTAGGTCAGTTACATCAGGTATTGTGTTGCTCAGGGATGAAAAATTATTGTCCGGCAAAGCAATAGTATCAGTATCATAAACATCAGCATCATATTCAAGTGCGGTAATTTCAACCTCGCTATTTTCGGAGCGTTTCATTGATACTATTCTATAAGGTGCAACTACCTTATTTTCCTCACCAAATGAATAAACATCATAATTAGCCGGCGCATTAGTAAACGGACTAGATACATTTAATTCAGTATAAGTTCCTGCACCATTGCTTACCGTTTTTTCTTCCTGCGTATCATCAGCAAATTTAACTCTTAACTTATATGTTTTACCGGCTTCTATTATTACTGCTTGGTCGAGATAAACCTTTGACGTAGTGCTTCCTGTCTTTACCCTGCCACTAAATCCCCATTGCGGAACATCGTGGGCTACATTTATTATGTCGCCGGCTTGACAAGCGATAGCATCAATTCCGGCTTTAAGCGATACTGTTCTGTGTATTGCCCTAGCTAAATTAAGGGCATACTTACCTTCCCTTAATGCTTGGCTTGTGCGTGTGCAAAATAACCTTAGTGATTTTTTACGGATAGGATCGCCATTAGCGATTGAAGTTTCGTCCATTACGGAAATAACTTCTTGCTTATAATTTAAATCTTCATTCATAAATTGCACTTCAATTACATTAGGAATTTCCTTAATCGACTTCCAAGATTGAATAAAACTATCTGATATAATGTTGCCCATACCGAACATTTGCACCGGACTTTCTACCTTATCTATTATTAATTTTATTGCCCCATTAGAATAAAAAGCAAAACACCTAAAGGTTGCGGATAGTTGCGTAAGTAAATCTATTGCTTTTGTGGCGCTATCTATAACTACATCTAATCTAAATCGCTTTTCATAACCGCCATCACCATCGCTTACTTTTTCCTCGCAGTATTGAGCCATCTCCAATAATTGAGTAGTATCAAATTGTAAAGTAGTTATGTAATCGCCTAACCCATAGCGAGTATTAGTAATCAAATCTTTCAAACACCAAATCGGGTTAGCTGAATATGCGTTGACATAAGTAACGCCATCCCAATACAATGTTGCTCCTGTAGCCAATAACTTAAAAGTAGAACTTGTCGGGTCATAATAATAATTTTCCCAAGCTACCGCCGTTCCGCCCAACGCTGTCAACACCGCAGGTATATTAACCTTGCGCCCCTTAACTAAACTCGTGATAGTTGGAGTACTACCGCTTAGTTGATCGGTTGCAAGAGCTTCTACTCCGATTAAAGCTACATTAGGATAAATTAAGGGATCAGACTGCGTAATTTCATCTACCCCTTTTAAATATAAATCACCTTGCATCATAGGACTTAAACTACTATCCTCAGATGTTCTAGTTATCCTAATATCATATTTTCCGGCGGTAAGTCCTTCTTTACGAAATACCCTGCGTAAATCTGTGCGTGATAATCCGGATAGGGTGGTTGAACCTAAATCAATATAACTTACATCAGTATGTAATTTATATTCTACTTTATAAGTTACAGCCCAACTCTCTATCGCCCCTGAAACACTATTACTTTTAAATAAACCACCTGCGAGAGTAACCTTTAATTCAAACGCTGTGATACTAGTATTAACCGTAGTGTATATGTAAGCATTGTTTTGAAGTAAAGGAACACTAAGCGCCTTGATGTCGTGGCTATCATTAAAATTTGGTATCTGAGTTTGTAAATTTGTTCCGTAGCGCTTCGTTAGAACTATGTCATTGAAGTTAGTAGAGGGATTTTCATTTATCTCAACACTATCAATATCTTCAATTTCGCCTTCGCTTAATGCAATAAGTAAATTAAGATATTCTTTATCCCCATCTGTGCGTATAAATTGATTTATTATATTACCGCCTACCCTGTGTTCACCATAAACTATCGGTATAGGCGTACCCACATCCTGAGTATTTATTATTCCATCCCAACCATAAGTAGGAGAACCTTCATCAATACCATCTCCGGTTGTACCAAAATTAGGTGTCTTTGGTCTTACGCAAAATGAATATATTGAGTATGCTAAAGATAACGCCATAAGCGCATACCCAATAACTGCTGTAACCGTTGCTAAAGTAGCAGCAGTAGCAGCAGAAAATCCTAACCAAACAAAAAATGCTGCCGGTATTTTTATATTAGAAGTTATTATTACCTCATCCCCATTCTTCAGGATAATAGTAAAATCTGTTACTGCCTTACCGGTAACAATAATCTTGCTTTCATTCAATTCAAATCCGGTTTCGTTAAGATAATCTTGTAATGGTTTATTAGAGATAAAAGGCAACTCTTTTATTATGCGCCCTTCGTCTTTTAGGATATTAGGAATATACTTAATTATTATCATATTGATCTTGATAGTTTTTAAAACTGTGTTATTATTAATAATATGAAAATCTTATTTGCCATACTTATCTGCATTTCTTTATGTGGTTGCGCTTCCCTTCCTATGCCAATTATTTCCAATCATCCAAAAATTGATATTGGTATGACTAAAGAGAAATTGATGAAAGAATATGGGGCTCCAAATTTTTGGAACCGCCAAGTTATTAATGGCAAAACTTATGAAGCTTGGTATTATTATAATTTTTCTGAAACTTATGATTTTGTAGATAATGCGCTTACTGGCTATAGCAGTAGAAGCGTATATCATTCTGCAAATGGTATTGAAGACGTTAGAAATTACTCCCCGAAGTAAATTCATTATATTAATCCTTTATGTCTATAAAATCCGTAAAACCTCTTTTGGCATATCGGATCGCTTACCCTACAAATAATCGTTCCGGCTTTACCGGTATTTATAAACCTATTATTATCCAACATAACTCCTGCGTGATTTAATACGCCTTTACTATTTTTAAATCCAACAACATCAAATAATCGCGCTTCTTTTACTTCTTGCCAATCCCTATGCGCATTTTCTAAAAAGTAGTTTTTATTTTTCCAAGACCAATCAGTAGCATAATCTTCCTCAATATCAAATAATTTAATTCCTAAATCACCATATATAGCAATCAGCAAACCATAACAATCCAACCCTGACATATCCCTACCCTGATGCTTATATGGAATACCTAAATACTTATGGATAACAAACTGTTCTGTCATTATGTAAATAACCTGCTCGTTGGCACGCTCGGAAAACCACCATATCTTGCTACATTAAGCATAGTATCTTTACAGGTTGCTTTACGCTTATCACAAGTAGTTTGCGCTCCGGTATACCCACACTCAGTTGACTTAAATTTCCACCGGCAGTAATTACGGTTGTAAACCCCTTTAGGTAAAGTTAGATCTATGATGTCGTACTTACTTGATAATACAAACTCAACCGTGCTCTGATTTGCTGTATAATTATCTATGTAATAAATAAATTTAATATTGGCATCAGCATCCGATAATTGGTTAGCCCATACAAGCGTTATGGTAACTTTCTTACCGCGTAAGTCATAGCTTTCAAGATAACCCTGTATTACCCTATTAATATTGGCAACTGAAACCCTTATGCTATCTATTTCACCTTGCGAATTTTCTCCTATCTCATCGTGCTTAATAGGAAATTTGGTATAGACTACTCCATCATAGGTAATATCGGTATCATATTCAGCAAGGTTTAAATCATTACTACCATCATAATTTTCAATAGAATAAAGATATATTGGCTGATTTTCAGCTTTGTTTTTTTCTGTCTTAAATGTGTTGTTCTGTGGATACATTAGGCAATAGTAATTAAGTTAAATTCACAATAGTACCTACCAAAACTTGTGCACCGATAATTCAAGCTATCTTCCTTATATCTAACTGTCAGGGTTGACCCACTAATAGGGTGTGTCCAAGTGAAAGAAGTAAGTGCTCCTTTTTTTGAACTAAACAAGGTAGTTATGGTTCCTAAATCTGTTGAGCTTAAATTATTATAAACTAACTTATACTCTGTAATGGCGCTTGAGCGTTTTGCTCGGCGCTGTTCCGCACCATTTTCAAACTCTGAAATTAGAGTTTTATATGTTGGTATCTCCTCAAAATCATAATCCGGTGGTAGAACAAACTCATTAGCCATAGGTTTTAACCGCCCCTCTTACTCCTGAATTATTTTTTAGTGCGTTTATAATAATTCCTTCTATTGATTTACGATTACGCATAATATCTTGAGTATCCCAAGCCTGTATTACAACTACTGCCGGAGTTTGCTTACCACCACCTTGTTCATATTCTCTATTCTGCGCCCTAGATAATACTCTCTCGCCCCTCTGCGCTATAATTGGCACTTCATCAACTGCAAGTCCATTATGCGCTCTTACAATGCCACCAGAGTGATAAGGCGTCCAAGCAGTAGTAAAGGAATGCCCACCTACGGATTGCGCTCCGGTATTCACGGTTCTTCCACCTACTCCGCCGGCTACGCTACTTGCAGAACTTAAAATACCAAGTATGTTGCCTATTAACTGCTTTCCTGCAATAACTGCCTGAAAAGCTATCCATTCGGCAATCATCTTAGCTATAACTTGAGCGAACATATTTAGTATTGATTTACCAAAAGCAGCAAAATAATCCTGCGCCCTTTTTAACTGTCCTGAAAAAGCATCATTGATAAAACTTGAGAAAGCCCCCGCTAAACTAGTAGTTAATTGATTGGCCACATCTATGCCCAGTTGCTGAAATTCAAGCAACTTATCCATTGCCGCGGTAGTAGCGAATTCAAACCCTGACCAGAAGCCACCCGGGCTATCCTCTACACCTTTACCCTTAGCTGTGAGTGAACCCATAATCTCTTTGTAAAATGAACCAAAATCAGTAATCTTCTGCTTAAAATCATCAAATCCTTTTGCCCAATCTCCATCCTTACCAAAAACTTTATCTATTCCTGCTTGGCCACCTTTCAAAGAAACAATCCAACCCCAAAATGATGCTTTAGCTAAACTTTGTGCAGTATTTATAACAACGTCCGCTACTGCTTTCCATTTCAACATAGCAAGAGTAAGCGCTACAAATCCAATTGTAATCCATCCAATCGGCCCCATTAAAGCAGTAAATATAAATTGTATTTTTGAGAAATTGGCTATAAGCAATCCTAAGTTAGCCAGGGTGGACATTGTCTTTCCAATTACAACAAGGGAAACTCCAAGCGCTATTAAGCTCTTGCCTAAATTCCAGATATTCTGGATTATTTTATCTCTTGTGGCTTGCTCAAGGCTATTCCACCAACCAACCGCATTGGCCACACTATCAGTTAATTGCTTCATCACAGGTAACAATGATTTACCTATTGATAACGAAAGATTATTAAATACATTCTGGGTTTGTCTTAACTGGTGGGCTATATCTGCGTTGAAGCTTCCTGCTGTCTTATACGCAATGGCTAAAGGCGCAGTGATAGCGGTTCCTACCGCGGCCATAGACATGCCCACATAAGACATCTCTCTGCCCATTTTCCGCATTTCCAGGGCCACATCTTTAGTTTTATTGGCAAGTTTCTGGATCGATCCTTGTATTCCTGCAAGTTTCTGAGAAAGTTCATCCCTGAGCGTGAATTTTACTTGTAGCTCGTGATTAGTTGGCATGAGTATTTTTCTCCTTGCTATCCTGAATCTTGCGCGATTCCGCTTCGATTACTTCAAATGCTTCAAATAATTTTGCCGGTTGATCCATCCATCCCCCGGCGTTTGGCAAAAAACCTTGTTTAAAATATAAAAATGTTTCAATTAGCTTTAAACTGCTTTTTGTTACTATCCTTACGGGGCAACGGCTTGTTTCGAAATCTTCAAATTTCCAATACCCGGGTATTGGTGAATCTTTATCGCAGCCGCGTTCGATCTTCTGCTCATTGGTACATCCGCGGCATTCCAGGCCCGCATCCATAACCTGGACTGCCATGATTAGTTTTTTGCTTCTTCCTCCGTAAGCCTGTTGGCCGAGAGGATAACCTCCGCCAATTCGTCAATCAGATCTTTTGGCAACATCTTTATTATTTCGTCCGAGACCGCGGGAAAATTCTTTCCGTTTATAGATGTGCTGATTGCTTCGAATTTAACTGACTTCTTTGTCTGGGGATCTTCCAGGTTCTCAATATCGCGTACCCCAAACTTAACCGCCA